GTCATAAATAAGATAGCGTTTAGCTTTCTTAAAGTCGCTGTTGCTACCCGTTTGCGTCCATTCCTGATAGGTAGTTCCAACTTCCACATAACCGCTGGACATACTCTTGTGCGCGATATTATCCGCAATAACGGATAACGCAGAGGTAGTGGTCAGGGCACGCTTTAAAATCTCGCGTTCAGTAAGAACATTGATACCGCGCTCGCCAGCATCTTCCAATACCATACGTGCAATATCAACAAAACGACGATTTCTGAATTCCTCCGCGCCCGGAGCGGGTTTCTCCAATACGCCGCCATGTCTCAGGAACAAGCCGTCTACGATAGCCGCACGTTTTTTATCCGCTTCGTCTTCGGTAACTTGACCTTTTGGAGGATCAGTTGGCTTATACCGCTCCTGCATAATAGCAAGGGCACGTTCATTAGCTTTCTCGATAGTGCAGGCCTCGTCGTTTAGCATTTCCTCCATATCTTTTTCCTCAATTTTCAGGTTACGGCACAAAATACGGATGTTATTTTGGCGTTGAAATTCTTCTTTCTTAGCGTTTGCTTTAGCTTCACGCTCTAAAGCTTCTCTTTCTTCTGGTGTCATTTTTTCTCCATCTCCTTTTTCATCGGCTTTTTGTTCGCCACCCTTTTTAGCACGGGAACTTTCGGAAGGATCTATATCCTCCAAGATATCTCCATCTTCCTGGTCTGATTCTTTTCCTTCTCCCAGAGTGCGGAAATAATTCGGGTCATATAACCTGCTGCGTCCTACGCCTACAGAAGCATCGGCAGGTATGGATACAATACTGATTTCAAACGCTTCCCATTTATCACCGATCAGAGCCGGTCCTTCGATACCGTCAGAACTGGTTTCGTCACGTTTGAGAATGCTGTAATCCGTAATGTCATATCCTACGGACACCCCTCGCAGGCTGCCGCTGGCAACTTTACGCATGATGCTTTCTGAAAATTCATCATCGTCAAAGGTAATATCTGCATAAGCACGCCCGTTTTCAGTCCAGAGCTTATCTACCCTGGCAATGACCTGGTTTCTGTTATGGTTAAACAGAACCGGCATAACTCCGGCTTTAAACCGTTCGCTGCCCATAGCGTTATCATTCACACGCAGTATTTCCTTACCGTACCAAAAATCTCTTATTGGTGTTTCAGATGCAAAAGATAACTTTGCACTTCTGCTTTCAGCGTTAAAATCAATCAGCGCTGCCGCCCTCATTCTTGGGGCTGTCGCCGCCTGCTTCGCCGTTATCTTCTTTTGAGGCATCTGTATCATCTCCTTTCGTTGTTTTCATTACTGGATATTCCAACCCGAGTTCTTCCATCATCCGTTTTTCCGCTGCCAGCTGTTTCAGCTGCTCTTTCCAATCCTTACCCTCACTTGCCGCAAGGTCTTTCCGGGTCAGCGTCATTGATTCTATGCCGATCTTTTTGGCATTGGCCTCTTTCTGCGGGTCAATCCACGGCATTCCCTGTGGAATAAACTCGTGTTCCAAATAGTCGTCCAGGTTAGTCCAAAAATCAGGATATTCCGATACCGGAATCAGGCCTGCCTGATACGAACTTTTTATAACTTCTTCATACAACTTGCTTAAAACATGTTCAATCAGCGACATTTGTATATCCAGATAGGTTTTTTCATCTTCTAACAGGTTTTGACGTGCAGAAGAATAGTTGACCTCACTTACATCACGACTTGCGCTTTCATGGGATAATCCCTGCCCTGCTGCAGCAAGCCGCTGTTGAGTAGTAGTAAATTCTTTGGTTTCAGCTGCAGCGCCGGTTGGAATAACACTGGTTGCATCCTGACCAGGTTCCAGATAAAGGATATCGCCACCGCCAAAGCCCTGTATTTTCTTTTCAGGAGGCATTGGTTCGCTGAATTTATCCAGAAAGTCCCGCAGGTTTCTTCCGATACCGCCAACTATCCCGTCAGGAAATTTCTGCGTTATTACCAACGCCAAGCTTGCCGCTATTTTATGAGCAAAACTTACTGTTTCCAGATAATCATCGGTGTCCCTGATTCGGGGCAGGCTTCTTGCTAAACTGGATATCTCCCGATACTCACTGGGTCTTTGCCGCTGCCAAAAGAACAAAACCCTTTCTGCTTCAACACGCTCTATCTCATAGTTTGTAAAGCCATTAGGATCTGTTTTTTTCAGATAATAGGCCATCGGTCTGTTATGTTTATCCAGCTCAATACCATTGACAATTACATTGCCATTATCTGCCTGTATACGTCCCAAACCGTCGATATCGTCAACTTCACGGATTTGTATTTTAAACGGATATTTGGCGTCTTTGACATAGGTTTTGATTATCAGTATGCCGCCGTCTACTTTATAACGCTGAACTATCATGTTCAGCATTTCCCGCAAAGACTGTTGACCCGTCAGATCACAATTTTCGGGCTTCGACCAGCGCCGCCAAAGCTTCTCTGCCAGTTCATTGAACGCCTCGTTTTTTGTCCGTGACTGCAAGTTAAAGCCACGCCCTACGATATTCCTTCGATATGCAAGCAAAATGCCATTAGCAATATCGCTGTTCCGTTCTGCATCTCGGGCTCTCGCCCTCATTATGTCTCTTGATACTTTGTTTATACTTTCTCCGCTGCCGATGATCGGTGTCCAATTCGCCCTGCTCGCACTCTTACTGCCTGCTTTATGCCCATTATTCAACGCGTTCCTGAACCGCATTCGCTCATAGGCTGTTTGGGGACTGAATATCGCTATCGCTCTGTCTAAAAAGTTAAGATTTGATTCCGTAGTTGGATTTCTCACGTTATTTGACATTTTTCATCTTCCTATCCACAAAAAAATCCCTTGACCATCCTGCCATTACTGCTTCCTGGTCCTTCCAGCTGCGCTAATTGCTGTTCAAGATACAGACGTTCTTCTCTTAAAGCTTCTAAATTGGCATTTTCGACCTCAGATGTCGGTGTTTTATACCGCTGCCCTGTCGTCAATACCCGTTGTATCGCCGCATCTACATTTGCCAGCCTTTCTTTTATCCTTTCAGCACTTGTTGACATTGTTTATTCCCCTCCTTCTTCCGGCAAATCATCTAAAAGGGACACATGCACAAGATCGGCCGCCAAAAACGCATATACTTCGCAGTCCCACCAGTGATTTTGCTTCGCCGAAGTCTTTTTCTCCCACATCTCTACCTGCCTGCCGCCTTTAGTACGGATAACTCTGTGTTCTGCAGTTAAATGTTCTGCGTATACCAGTTCCGTATCCCTATTAAGCATCCAGGCGCCTATCCCGATAGGTCTGTGCAGTCGTGATACGATAATGTTTTTGTACTGATCCGTATCGACGATATATAAAAGCGCCGGCCTTACGCCTTTTATTTTTGGTTCTACATTCGCTGGTCGATACTTACTTACCATTGGCGAACTGGAACCCTTACACGGTATCGCTATCCCTTGATGATTATTGCAGTATTCGTATACTTCATCCGTTCTGTAGCCGGAATCCACGCAGTATGCCTGAACCTGCCAGCGAAGTTCCCCATCTTCGTCTGGCCAGAACTTATCCATAATGCTTTCTAATTCTTCCCAGCTTCGGGCCATACCATAAGCAATATTCTGACTTGTAAGCTTTGCTCCCCATGCGCGTATCGTCCAGTAAAAATAATCTTTTTGAACATCTACGCCGGCAGTAAGCAGCTGTGCCCATTTGGGTACAACGTGTTCAGGTACTTCTGTACGTGAATCCATAACGCTCCCGATGTCCATATTTGCAGACAGGTTTTCCCACGGTTCGCCCAGCCACGAATTGATAAAATTCATTAGGTCTGCAGGATCATTTTTACTGCGTTGAAATTCTGCCGCCACCTGACCAAAGGTGATCCACGGGCTATAGATAGAATTTATAGCAAAACCAATCTTTTTCGGTCTGCCCTTACATTCATTTTCTGGAATCCATTTACCACGCCTGAGCATTTCCGGTTTATGATAGTCCTTGATAACGCCGTGACACTCACAGCATTCATAGTAAGTAGCATATTCGACTACCGTTGCTGGCTCTTTACTGTCAAATTGCACATTTTCCCATAAAAACGGCTGCATATGCCCACAGTGCGGACACGGCACGTGATACCTGAATCTGATATCAGATTCCATGTAAGCTTTATAAATATTGCCCTCTTTCA